GCTGGCTCGGCAAAGGTCATGGACACAACGATGTACGGTGCTTCCGTGTTCGAGTCCTGCCCGGTAGGTGGACCACGAAACGCATAGATGCCGCCCGTGGCGATAGCCGTGAGCGTTGCGTTTGCTTCCAGCCGGGCTATCACCTCATTGGTCACAGGAACCAATATCATGCGGTGATCTCCCGTGTGAGGGTTTCGCCCGCAACCCGCGCGAACGCTTCGGTGGCGGCGTTCACAGACTTCCTAAAGCCCGGCAACATGAACGGACGCTTGGGCATCTTGACCTGTTTCTTCAGGACGTAGTGCGGCGTGAGCGTCTTTCCTTTGCGGCCCGCCACTCCCATGATGAGCAGATTGCCCTTGCGGGAACGGATCACGATGGTCTTTGGTGCCACACCACGCGCACCCTTGCCGGAACGCGAGCGGGTCTTTGCCTTGTCGGACAGGGGGATCGTGAGATATTGAGACCGCTTTGCGGTAATCGTCTCGCCGCGTTCATGCACCGCCGCGTAGATGTTCGTGGTGAACACCTGAATACGCCGGTTCTTTGGTGCGTTTCGGCGGATGCTTCGCGCCAAGTTGCCGGTTTGCCGATTGGGTGCCGTGCCCGGCGGGGACGCTACGCCACGCTGGGACGATGACCCAAACTGATTGAACACACCGCCCTTGATGACTTCCGCGCCGGAGATAAGCCCGGCGTTGACGGCCCGTTCGAGTGATCCGGGGAAATCTGGCATCTTCCACTTGAACTGCACGTTCATGCCGGGTCCTCCGCTTCGAGGTCGTAGGAAATCAGCACGCCCTTGCCAGCGTCGTTTCGCCCGATGCCAGAAACCTTGAACGCGCGACCGCCAGACGGGAACCCGTCGCCGGTCACGATGATGGTGGAGTCTTTCACAAGTGCCACGGCGGACCCGTTGTATTCGGGCGGGAAGTACCCGGTGGCGAATCGTGTACCCGTCAATCGTTCCTGTGCGAGGTTCTCGCTCGACGAACTCTCCTGCACGTTGCACGGGATCGCGGGCAACGCCACGGCGTTGTTGCCATGCACCGGAAAGTTGTTGTCCTCTGTCCACCCCGGCGCGATGTATTGCGCCATGTGAATGAGTAGGTGCCAAGGGGTGTTCATACCACACCCCCGGACCTGAATGGTCCAAACAGGCGAACGGTCACCGCGTCCATCGACGACGCTTGACCGAGCGAGTACGAATACGACCCGATGCTCTCGGATTGGAGTGCCGGATCACGCCGGCGGGCCGCGAACGCGGCATCGACCCACTGATACATCGCGTATTTCAGATCGTTCGTCACCGCCGACAGCGTTGTGTAGACCACCGTGTAGTCATAGTTGCCCTCAACAAACTGGGGCACCCAATCAATCGGCGTTGCAAGCCCCGAGTTGGTCTGCCAATCCTGAAAGAACCGCCCGTATAACTGGGGGCGAAGGTAGAGCGTGCCGGTTCCTGAGTTGAACGAGTAGAGGTCGCTCGACAGCGTGACCGTGCCGCCCGCCGCGTAGTTGTATGTGACGCTTGTGATGGTGTCGATGGGCCACGATTTGAGTTGGATCGTCGTCTGCCCCGGCCCGCATGAGTATTTCTGGGTGAGGGTGGCCGCATCAAAGGTGCGGCCCGTCAATCGTTCCAGTGCCGCCGTGCCAGCGTCGATGAGGATGCCGATGAAAGTATCCCACGTCGTTACCGAGATTCCGGCGTACGTCTTGTATTCCGAGGTGGTGATGATTGCCAATCGTCACCGCCTTTCAGTTCAAGATGAGCATCTCGATAGTTGCTGAACCGGACACGTTGGCCGCTGTCGCGCACAGCACGAGAATCTGATCCGCGCCCGCCGCGTCACCGGGAACCGCCGTAAACGGGTTGTTGAACGTGTACCAAGGGCTGTAGAGGTTGGGAGTGCCCGCCGCGTCCCTGATGTCGTTGGTCGCGTCAAGCGTCAGGGTGATGCCAGCACCGGACGCGGAGTTGTCAAGCCGCGTCGGAGCGTACGTTCCATCGTTGGCGTAGGCGTTGGTCGTTGCCGATGCCTTGTCTTTCGTGTAAAGCCCGTACACCTGAATCACGGGGTTGGTCGTTACCGTGCCCGTGTATTTCACACGGAAGAACACCTTGCCGCCGTTCTGACCAATGCCGATCCAGCGGCAGTTAGACCCCGCATACCCGAGCGGGGCTTTCAGTTCCGTTGACGTTGCCGCTGTCGCTTCCGCATCGCTCACCACCGTTACCACGGTTCCGTTTACAGTGGCAGGCGCAGTCGGCAGGATCGCAGTCTGAGCATTGGCAAACGTCTGGGCGGCTAGGGCCATGTGTGGACTCCTTGTTGTGGACCGGGCCAACGCCCATCTTGTTCAGCGGACGCTTACGCATAAATCCACAAGCCCCAGTCAAGGGGCCTGTGGGTGGGTGGTTAGACGTAGAGAACCTCAGCCGCGCCGTATTCGGTGGCCGAGTTCGGGGACTGCGTGATCGGCAACAGAATCCAAGTGCCGGACACCAGCGTTGCACCGGCACCGCCGGTAGCGACGAGGCGCAGGTACTTCTCGCGTGTACCGCCGAGCGGGATGAACGCGATGTAGGTTTTGTTGTCGCCGTTGGCAGCCGTGGGGCTAGTCCACGTTGCGCCGGTCACGTCTGCATAGGCATCGGACGAGCCGTCGTCGTCGGACTGTTGAATCTTCAAGGCGGTCATGTTTGCCGCCACGTTGCCGGTGTTGACGACACACGCGGCGAACCAGCAACCGGACACGTTCACGCCCGTGCCGTTCGTGGTTGTGCCGTTGGTATCAACCGGATTGATTGCGTTTGCATACTTGGCGTTTTCAAGGGCTTTCATGGATGATTCTCCTGTGGGTGCGGGTTAGGTGGTCACGAGGGCAACGATGGGGCCAAAGGTCGAGCCGCGACCGTCGCCGTGGATGTTCACGCAGTTGCGGGTTGAGCCGCGCACCGCGATGTCGCCCGTGCTGAAGTAGAAATGCTCGCTGGTACGGACCTCGATATCTTGGCGAACACCAAGCATCGAACCGCCCATGAAGTCACCGAAGTAGACGCACTTCTGAGTCGACGCGGAAGCCGTCGCCATGACCTGCGAGAAGTACCACGGGTAGCCCATGAACGACGCATCGGAGTTACCGATGGGTCCACCCACAAGGTTGCGGAACTGGCTGGTGGCGATGTCGCGCGTGAGGCAGACCTGCACGTAGAACTGGCGGCTGGACACGTAGCACAAACGGTCGTTGCGGACGTTCTCGACGCTGCCGGGCAGTTTGAGAATGTCGCTCGGGGTGACAGCGGACCATGCGTTACCGCTTGCGCTGATGTACGCACCGGCCACAAGGCCGGAGATAAGGCCCTGCTGGTTGCCGTACGCAGCCGTGCCGTCGCCGTTGAAGTAGTCCTGATCCTCACGAATCTGGGCACCTTCCATGAGCGATTTGGTCAACTCGTCGGTGACGTTCAGGGGGCTGTCGGCAAACAGGTTCTGGTTGACCTTGATGAGGCGGCCAACGTCGCGCGGGTTGAGGGTCACGTTGTCGAAGTTGTCATCGGAGAGGGCGTAGTCGCCGTTCGCAAGGCGGTGGGCCATTGCGCCGATGCCGGTCTTGCGCGGGTAGATCGTGCTGTCGGTGACCAGCGGAACGACGTTGGCCAACTTGCGGGCCACGCCGTAACTTTCGGTCATGTAGATCAGGTCCGCCCGGAACATGTCGGGGACCAGTGCGCCGCCGAGGTAGTTGTGCAGGCCGCTCATGGCCTTGCCCTCGACCGCTTCCTTCCAAATCTTCAAGTCCTCTTCCTTCTGGGCGTACGCCTTCGCGCCAGCGGTCACCAAGCGGATGCCCACGGCGTTCAATTCGGCCCGGTCAGGATCGGCAAAGAGGGCCTTGCCAGCGGCGTAGCGATTGGCGTATGCCTTCTTCGCGTTCTCACGCCAGCGGCCCTTGACCAAGATTTCCGGCTGGGCAGCCGTGTTCGGTTCGGTTCGAGATGAACCGGACGGCGCGGCCTTGAGCGTCAACTTGGGAGCGTTGCCCCAGATTTCGTCGAACGCTTTGGTAGTGCCGTCGGGAAGTTCGATGGTCGCGGTGTCCATGCCCTGCGAACCCATCCATGACTTCACGGACGCGGCATCTTCGGCCCCGGAATAACCAGCGGCCTTCACGTTATCAATCAAATCCTTGCGTGCAAATGACATAAAGCACCTCACTGTGTGGTTGGCAAATCTGACTCTTCGTCAGGGCCGAGACCGACACGTGAGGGCCGTATTGCCGACGCTAAGGAGGGCACACAACCGACCGCCGAGGGAAACGAAACACCGAGACACGCTCGCGGTTTACTTTAGCCGCAGGCGTTTTGGTTCAATCAACTTTAGCCGACGAGGATGGGTTGTGTCAAGCCCCAACGCGCCGCAGGCGATTGGGTCGCCCGATTCGATCTGGGTAACCCGAGACTTGCCCATCGGCTTGACCGCCCGCGCGAAGCACTGCGAGTTGCACGGCATCCCCGTGAGCGACACCTCCAGCATCTTCCACTTGCGGACGATGCTTTTGGCCTTGGGGTACGCCTTGGCCTCTTCCTGTGTCGGGCTACCCCACTCAATCGGCTCGTACCCGATGGATACGCCGATGGTGCCGAGTTGGCGCACGATGTCGATCACCTTGCCGCCAAGGGCCGGGTTGTCGCGGGTCAGCACGTGGGCACGAAACTCCCAGCCGCGATTCCCTTCCGGGGTCACGCCGGGCCGGATGTACCGCACCTTGCCGAGAATGGAGGCAAGGTCGTAGCGGTGGTCCGCGTACAGAATCTTCGTCCGGTCGAAGTACGTCCGATCCGCTCCCTCTGGAAGCAGCACCTCCTCGACCTCGTCCACATTGTCGGTTGTGGCGAACCCCTCGATGTCGTTCTCGTCGATGTCGATGCCAACGTCGTCGGCGCGGGAACCCTGAACGCCAACGGTGGCAAGGTCTTTCAGGTGCGGGTGCCGCATACGGATACGTTCGATGTATTCCTCATGGGTGAGCATGTTCATGGCTTGGGTACTCCGGGGTTACTGCAAGTGCAGTTTGGGTGCAAGGGTGCGTTGTAAATCGGG